CGCTTTCGGGACGGTGGGTTTGAGCACCGGGATTACCCCTGCGCTGCAATGGCCGAGCAAGCTCGTGCTGATCATTACCATGTTTGCCGGGCGGATCGGCCCACTGACCATCTTCGTAGCCCTGGCCAGGCGGCAGCCCGGCGAAGAAGAGCTGAATTATCCCGAAGAGCGCGTGCTGATCGGATAGTTAAAAAGCATTTCGGAGGTGCCATAATAATTGATGACCCTATAAAGCCTGACGATGTTAATTCAGATGTAATACGAAACAATGTTAATAATAAGTTCGATACAACAATAAGGAACAGAACGAACAGCCGAGACACGCCGATTATTATTATCATGCAAAGGCTACACCCACAGGATTTATGCGGATATTTAATAGACAAAGAGCCTGACAAGTGGGAGGTGGTAACAATGCCAGTAATCAAGGAAGACGGCACGGCATTATGGGAAGCAAAGCATACTATTGAAGAGTTGGAAAGCATGAGAGAGGATTTAGGAATTATTTTTGAAACACAATATATGCAGAATCCAATACCAAAAGACGGCTATTTATTACCGATTTCGGAACTTACATTATTACCAAATGGGTATTTAAATACAAGTAATAGTCTTTGTTTTATCGACCCTGCCGAAAAAAATGGCGATATGATGTCGGTCATTTTTTGTACAATAGGAGAATACGAGGGCAAATTTCGTGTACACATTACCGATGTTGTTCATAGCAATAAAGGCTTTGAGTTTGTGTCGGAGTTGGTACATACCAAGGCTATTGAACACGGAACGAATGAAATAATTTTTGAAAAAAACGGCGTTGGATTAGGCACAGGAATAAAGCTAAAGCAATTAAACATTAATAATGACTATAAATTAACTCCTTACCATACGACAGATAACAAGGATGCGAGAATTTTAAATAATTATGAATTTGTAAGAAAATATTATACCTTTGACTCAGAATACCAAAAGAATATATTTTATAAACATTTCATGAATGATTTAACTACTTACACGAGTACTGGTAATAATACTCACAAAAAAGATGCGATGGACGTCGTTTGCTCATCAGCTAAGATACTAAGGATAAGATTTGATAAATACATTAAAAAAATTAGTACATTTGCATAAAATAACAATGAATGGGGTTTTTGGATTGGTTTACAAAAAGAGGGAACAGGACAACGCCACAAGCGAGATGGCTAGAGATAGACGACTTCGGGAGGTTTTATCATTTGTTTGTAAACGGGGATAATTCTAATTTTCGTTTTTGTAATGAGCAAGCGTATTCGATAGCAAAGAACCTATTAGAGGTTTATAATCCTATTGATATCATTGCGGAAAGGGTATCAAGTGCCGAATTTTTTATTAAAAATGCTAAAGGCGAAAGGGTAGATATTGAATATTTGCCAACCAACTTATCAAGATTGGTAAACAAACCTAATCCATTACAGAATCTGCAAGCATTAATTTATAATATTGTTTTTTCAGAATTAGCATCGGGGGCTTCTTACCTGTACCCTGTTTTTGCTACTAAGGCACAAAGTACAGAGCTTATAAGTTCGATTTATTGTATTGAGCCGACCAACATTACAGCTAATTATAAAAGGAGGGTGGACGATTCGTTTTTGATAAAAAATTTATCGGAATTAGTCGATTACTGGAATGTTACTCATTTCAATACAAAAAAAATTGATGCAGACAAAATAAAGGTGTTTGTGGATAATGTTTTTGATTTCGATAAAATGGAAGTGCAAAGTCCTTTAATTGCTACCGGTCGGAATATAGATAACCTTATTGCTGTTTATTCCGCACGTTATAATGTGTACGTTAAAAATGGGGCTTCGGGATTACTGGCAAGGAAGCAAGCCCCTGACGCGGATATGCAACAGTTCTACCAAGATGGAGAAATGCGTCAAAAAATGATTAATGAGATGAATAATACGGATGGGATTATAGGTCATAAAAATTTTATTGCCATATCTTCAGTACCTTTGGAGTTCATTAAGACATTAGGCACGATTCAAGAATTAGAGCCGTTTGCAGAAACGGAAGCAGATGCACTTGCAATCCTTGGGGTGTATGGGGTTAGTCCTTTTTTAACACCGCAAAGCAAAAATACAACGTTTACAAACCAAGCCGATGCTGAAAAAGCATTGTGGCAAAACCACATCATTCCACGAGCTAAAGAAATGTGTAATAAATTAAATGAAATATATTTCTTAAAAGATTATACCTTTGATGTAGATTTTTCAGCCGTGCAGGTATTGCAAACTTCAAGGAGTGAGGAAGTAGAAACGGATTTAAAAGAAATTGAGCTTTATAAGCAATTAAAAGAATTAGGAATCGATAACAAAGAAATTTTATCAAAATGGGAAAATTAGAATTGTTTAAAGAACATAGGAAAAGGTTAGGAGATATACAACTAAGAGCCTTGCCGACCGAATTTGACAGCAATAAAATAACTGTCACGGAGGATAGAGAGATAAGAGGTTATGCAATTGTCTGGGGTCAAAAAAACAGTCATTCCGAAATTGTATTAAAAGGGGCTACACTTAACAGCTTAAATGCAAGAGGTGTTAATAGCACGAGAAACAAAATACAGTTTCTATATCAGCACAATACAACTCAACCGATTGCGGTTATTACAGAATTAGAAGAAGATGATTTCGGGTTGCGGTTTGTTGCAAAAATTGTTGATACGCAATTAGGTAATGAGGTAATTGAATTAATCAACGCTGGGGCGCTACGGCAGTTATCGTATGGCTTCAATTACATATGGGATAAAGCTGAATACGATGCAGATGAAGACGCTTATATCCTAAGAGAAATAAAACTTTGGGAAATTTCGCTTGTTACTTTCTCGAGTGATGAATCAGCTCAATTAAGGGCTTTTAACTTCGCAACGTATCAAAAACTTGAATTATTAAAAGAATTAGATATATTTGCATTAAGAAATTTATTATTATTGAATAATGACCAAAGAGACATTTTAAAAAAAGAGGAAGAAAACAAAAGGAAAGTAAAATTTTTATAAAAAAGTCGTGACGAACACTTTTTAGATTGATTAATATAAAAAAACAAAAAAAAATGAAAAAAATAAATATCGGCATTGCACTTGAGAAGCGAGGGGCAAAATTAGAATCTGAACAAGCCAAATTCATAGATGCAGTTGGCGAGGAGCTTGATGGAGCTTTAGAAGAAAGAGATTTATCTTTAACGAATTTGATGGAAGATAAAATCAAAGCCTTAAAAATTCCTGCTGACGTATCGGAGGAGTTGCGTAATTTGGCTGAAAAAATCGAAAAGCAAACAGGCGGTCAAGTGAATATTTCCGAACTTCAAAAGCGTACTTTACGGAACAAGATTAAAGAAAATCATACGGCTATCGTAGAAGCGTTTAGAAGCAAAAAGCCTTTAGATTTGTTTGAAATTCGTGTAGCAGCACCACATTTGAACAGCAACGGAACAGTAGCATTAGGTACACAAGTAGGGTCCGGCACGGCAGTAGTAGGTAACTTATTAGATAACATTGACGAATCGAACGTTATTGCAACGATACGCAGACCAGACAATTTTATCTATGATGTAATTTTTAACACTCAAGTTTCTAAAGTGCCTGAAACCGTTATTAAGACGGAACAAAGCACGGTTGAAGGTTCTGTGGCAGTAGTAGCGGAAGCGAACGCAAAACCATTGGTACAATACAAATGGGTGAAGACGGCGACTAAAAGGAAAAAATATGCTGGTCGTATTGAGTGGTCGGAAGAGTTCGAGATTGACCAAGAGCGTATTTTTGCCGAAGTTGTGCGAATGATAGAAAGAGATGTATTGAGAGCGGTAAACAATGGCTTATATGCCGACATCGTAACACTTGCAACGGCTTATACGTCATCTGCACAGAGTGGAACTGTAATACTTCCGAATGTTACCGACTTAGCAATCGTATTGCAGGGCGTGATTGCGAATCAAAACTACTCCGCTGATACTGTATTGATTAATTCAGGTCGTTTGGTGGATTTGTTGGTAATGAAGACTGCCGAGGGGGCTTATATCGTTAATCCAATGTTTGCAAATGGTAATTTGAATGGGATGCGAGTAATTGGAACGCCTACCGTAGCTACTACCGACATCGTAGTAATGGAGTCAGCTGTATGGAGAGAGCGACACACAGGGGTTATTATGAGAATTGGAACGTACAATGAACAATTCATTACAAACGAAATGACATTGATTGCAGAGATATTCTCGGTATTGGAGATTGCAAACATAGACAGAGTGGGGGTAATGAAGGCAACAATTGCAACGGCATTAGCAGACTTGAAAAAAGTATAACTAACCAAATAAATAAATAAATACGAAATGGCAACAGTAGAAATTAAAAGCAACGCAGTAAAGCAACAACCAGTTTACATTTCTTTAGACAAGAAAGAAGATTATAAAGCTATTAAGTTAGTAGGGGATGATACTGTATATGTAGAACCTCTTATCTTAGCAAACAATCTTATTAAAGCAAAGAAAGCGGAGGAAGCAAAGGGAGTTGATTTCTCAATCGACAATGGGCATATTGTTATTATCGAAGACAATGTAAAGAAATAAAACTAAATGGGTATCGTATTAAATCGGAACGATTTTAAGGGGCTTTTTGAAATAACATTTCCGAACTTGAACGGTAGAGATTTGTTAATTGAAGGGCAATTAGACTTAATAGAACGG